TCGCTTTGATGATTTTCGGCGCGATAATGACGCTGGTGGCAGCGGTGTTGATTATATTTATGGTCTTTTGGCTGATGGTGGCAGTGAATTACAGTCTATTCGATTTGATAAAGACAAATATACTGCCGAAGAAGCACGGGCTTGGTTGAGTGAAAACGATTTTAACGCTATAAAGTTCGAAGAAGCCACTGGAGAGCGTATTGTGGAAGACACACCAGAAGTTGCTGTTGAAGAGCCTGTAGAGGCTCCAGAGACAGAAGAGCAGGACCGCAAGGCTGCTCCAGAAGTTGTGCATCGTGCGATGGACATGGAAGCCAAGATTGTCGATGAAGACAAGCGCACGGCTAACATTGCCGTTTCATCTGAACTTCCCGTTGCACGCTCATTCGGCAATGAAATTCTCGTGCATGACGCGAACGCTGTGGACATGGAGTTCCTGAACTCTGGCCGCGCTCCGCTTCTGCTCGACCACGACCATTCACGCCAGATTGGCGTTATCGAATCTGTCAGCCTCTCGGATGACCGCAGACTAAGAGCCAAGGTTAGGTTCGGACGTTCTGCTCTAGCCCAAGAGGTCTTTCAGGATGTTGTCGATGGTATCCGCTCGAACATCTCGGTCGGCTATCGCGTCAACAAAATGGAAAAGGCTGGTGCGGATGAATACCGCGTAACTAGCTGGTCTCCAATGGAAGCAAGCGTTGTAAGCATTCCTGCCGACACGTCTGTCGGCGTGGGGCGCAGCGCTGAAGCGACCAACCCCGAAGCGCCCGTAAGGGCAGAACCTACTATCAAACAGGAGGACACTATGTCCGAAGAAGTGAACCTGGATGAAGTTCGGGCAGAGGCCGCTAAAGCCGCTGCGAAGAACGCATCCGAAATCCTCGCTCTTGGTGCAAAGCACAACAAGCGCGACTTGGCCGACAAGGCAATCGCTGAAGGCCGCAGCATCGAAGACTTCCGTGGCATCGTTCTTGATGCAATGGGTGAAGCTGCAATCGTTTCCACGAGCGATCAGGACGTTGGCCTGACTGCCAAGGAAGTGAAGCGTTACTCAGTCATGAACGCTATCCGTGCGATGGCATTCCCTGACTCGCGTGAAGCTAAAGAAGCTGCTGCATTCGAGCGTGAAGTAAGCTCGGCTGCTGCCAAGCGTTATGGCGTTGAAGCACGTGGCTTCATGGTTCCAACCGATGTTCTCGGTGTCTGGAAGCGTGACATCAACACTAGCGATGACAACGAGCTGGTCGGCACTGACCACCTCGCATCAGAGTTCATTGATGTGCTGCGCAACGAAATGTCAGTCATGCAGGCTGGCGCTCGTATGCTCAACGGCCTTCAGGGCAACGTAAACATCCCGAAGAAAGCAACCGCTTCGACGGCTGCTTGGATCAGCACTGAGGGCGGCAACGCCACTGAGAGCGAGCCAACCTTCGCGACTGTTTCGATGACTCCGAAGCAGCTTGGTGCATTCACCGACATGACTCGCCAGGCAATCCAGCAGTCAAGCCCAGCAATCGAATCGCTCGTTCGCGACGATTTGACGCAGGCTCTGGCTCTTGCGATTGACGCAGCGGCTCTCGAAGGTGCAGGCACTGGCGGTGCGCCAGAAGGTCTTCTGAACATCTCTGGTCTGACGAAAGTTACGGCTTTCGCAGCGGCTGTTCCGACCTTCGCTGAAATGGTCAGCCTCGAAACCGAAGTTGCAGAAAACAATGCACTTCGTGGCAACCTCGCCTACATCACAGACGCAGCCACCTACGGCGGTCTGAAGACGAAGGCGAAGGACACTGGCTCAGGTCTGTTCGTTCTGGAAAACGGTGAAGCTAACGGCTACAACGTAATCCGTTCGCAGCAGGGCACTGCTGGCAACGTCTACTTCGGTAACTTCAGCGACCTGCTGATTGGTATGTGGGGCGGTCTTGACCTTATGGTCAACCCATACGCTCTCACACCAACTGGTGGTCTGCGTATCGAAGCGTTCCAGACGGTTGATGTGGCAGTTCGTCACATTGAATCGTTTGCTTACGGCAACGACACTGCATAATGATTGGGTGGGGAGGGGCTTCGGCCTCTCCCCCTCACTATTGAGAGGTAGACATGGCTAAATTCAAATTCACCAAGAATATCGTTCTGGATGGCGATGTGTGCCGTGCAGGAGACGTTATTGATGAGTCAAAGTTGTCTCCTTTGCAGGTTAAGCAGTTTCTGTATTTCGGAAAGATGGTTCCTCACGATGAGGTAGAGATTAAGGTGGCTTCGGTTGATATTGAGCATCGCGATCCGAAGCCTGCCAAGAAGCGCGGTCGTGCCCGCAAGGGTGACTAATGGCCGTTGAGACAGCCACAGAACTAGCAATCTTCTTCGATGTCGATGACTTCGGCACCGCAGCCACCTACACGCCTGTGGGTGGCGCTGCTGTAACAGTCAACGGCATCTTCGATGACCCACAGGCCAGCCGCAATGCGACTGATATGTTGGACATCACCATCCCGGCACCACAATTCGTATGCCGCACTAGCGATGTCGCCAATGTGGCTGAAGGCGATAGCTTGGTCGTGAACAGTGTTTCATACATTGTCAGGGTTACTTTGACTGATGGCACTGGTGTGACCACACTGCTTCTGGAGAAGGTGTAATGACGCACGTTCGCCAGCAAATCAGAAATCGTATAGCCACGCTTGTTACTGGCCTGCCCACAACGGGTTCCAGCGTCTACAAGATGCGTCAATACGCACTCGATGATGCCAAGCTGCCTGCCCTGTGCGTTTATACAATGGACGAGAGCAGCAACTTGATAACAGTTGGCACACGCACTCTGCGGCGAATAATTAACGTGGCCGTTCAGGCTTTCGCTAAGGGTAGCAGCACAACAGTATCTGACACGATTGATACTATGTGCGTTGAGGTAGAAGAGGCCATTGCGGCGGACTTCAACCTTAACGGCCTGGCGAAATCATGTATCCTTAATTCGACTGAAATTGACATCAATGTCGAAGGAGAGAAATCCATCGGCAGTGCGGCTATGGTTTTCAGTGTCGAATACATAACCACTATTGATGATGTGGAGACAGCGCGATGAAAATGATTAAACTCCATAAAGGAGATACAGAGATTCTTGCGCCAGAGACAGATGTGGGGTATCTAACATCTGTTGGCTGGAGCGAGGATAAGCCGAAGGCCAAGCCAAGCAAGGCAAAGTCTAACCCCGAAGAGCCGCAGGAGATTGATTGATGGCTACTCACACTGGCAGCGAGGGCACTGTAAAAGTGGGTGCCAATGCAATCGCTGAAATCCGTTCCTTCTCGATTGAAGAAACAGCAGATACCGTCGAAGATACTTCGATGGGTGACACTTATCGCACACACAAGACAACTCTGAAGAGCTTCTCTGGCTCAGTTGATGTGTTCTGGGACGAAACCGATACTGACGGCCAGACCGCTCTATCGGTTGGCTCTGAAGTAACCATCAACTTCTATCCAGAAGGCGATGGAGCTGGTGGCACCTATTACACAGGCAGCGCGATTGTGACATCAAAGAGCGTAACAGGTTCTTTCGATGGCATGGTTGAGTCCAGCATCAATGTTCAGGGAACTGGCGCACTCACAACGACAACCGTATAATAAGTTTTAGGAGATAGGATTATGAGCATTGCGGAGCGCATCAAAGAGCGCAGCCAGCGTCGAAAAAGCATATTGGTCGCGGAGTGGGGTGAAGACGAAGACACCCCACTCCCGGTCTACTTTGGACCGCTGGTAGCACGTGAACTGAATCAGATTCAGCGTAAACACCCGAACTTCCTGTCTAATGCAGGGCTTGAAGGCATGGTCGATTTGATTGTGATGAAGGCCGAGGATGGTGACGGAAAGAAGCACTTCACCTTGGAGGATAAGCCAATCCTGATGCGTGAGGAGGTCCATGTGATTTCCCGCGTTGCTGGTGAAATGCTTAGTGGCGCTGACAGCGTTGAGGACCATGAAAAAAACTGACCAATGATCCGCTTCGGTATAATCTCATTACCTTGGCGGATCGGCTCGGAAAAACAATCGAGGAAATTGAATTAATCACGATTGACGAGTATAACGAATGGGTCGCCTATTTTCATGTGACTGAAGGGAAGTCGAAGAGTGGCTCAGGTAGTTGAAACGACAATCGCCAACAAGGTCACGGGCATGGAGGAAATCTCCAAGCTCATAAATAAGGTTGGGGAACTCAATCAGGAACAAAAGCGTCTTGCCGCAGCCATGTTGCAGGTGAAGGAGGCGGGCGACAGGCTAGCAAAAAGCACTCATAATGTCGCCTCTGCCACTAAGGCTCAGGCATCGGCGGCAGACGAGCTGCGTAATCGCTTAGACCCGATGTTCGCCGCTCAAAAACGATTTAACCAACAAATGGATGAGGCCGACCGCTTGTATGAAGCGGGCGTTATTTCATTGAAGGAATATACTGCCGCACAGAAGCAAGCGCGAGATGCCTTACGTCAACACGCGCAGTCAGTTCAAAATGGTAGCATAAACGTCAAGAATGGCACTAATGCCCTAGATGCACACTCAAAGGCATCCCGAAGAAACCGCCAAGCCATGCAGATGGCGGGTATGCAGATTGGTGACTTTGCCACGCAGGTCACAAGTGGCACAAGCCCGGTTCAGGCATTTAACCAGCAGATTGGTCAGTTGGGTTATGCTTTAAGCACATCTGCAAGACCAAGGCTTGCTGCCGTTGGTAACTTCCTTGCTGGTCCTTGGAGTATTGCGGTTCTTGGAGCCACGATGATTTTGGGTCCGATGATTGAAAATATGTTGGGCCTAGGGGATGCGGCAGACGAAAGTGGCAAATCTCTCGGAAGCCTTGAGGATGTTATGAAAATGTCATCCTGGACGGCGGGGCAACTAGCAGAGGTAAACCAGATTCTAGCGGATTCCAATAATGAGATAACCCGCACGTCGCGGGCCGCGGCCGCACAACTTCGCACTAGTTCAAACAACAAACTAATCGAGGCAAAGGCATCCCTGGCTCTGGCCTCGGCTCAATACGAGGAATATAGAACCCGGCAGTTGCTCTCCAGCCCAACGGCTGGAGCAATGCTTGATCCATCAAAGCTGCTTCCAGAAGAAACACCTTATATAACCAACCTCAAAACAAACATAGAAGAGTTACAAGGCGTAATTGCTGGGGCAACCTTTGATTATGCGCTCATGACTAACGAAATGAGTGAGAATGAGCGCACGAT